TAGCCCTCGACAGGTCAGCCCCCGACAGGTCAGCCCCCGACAGGTTAGCCTCCGACAGGTTAGCCCTCGACAGGTCAGCCCCCGACAGGTTAGCCCTCGATAGGTCAGCCCCTGACAGGTCGGCCCCTGCCTCTATAGCCAATTTAACCGCTATTTTCATGCTGACCGCTTCGCACGAAAACAAAACCGAACCGTTAAACCTATGTTTTATTTCTATTCTCATATATTCCTCCTATCCATATTTTAAATTTGGGCGCGGGCAGGATTTAAACCTGCTACTCTTACCGTTTGGCTCGGTAAGCGTGTCGTCCATAGGCTAATAGCCAAATACGCCCATACGCCGCCGCGCCATTAAATTACTTGCTCTTCACATCGGGCAACGATTCTAAATACTGCCTTGCTTTGGATTCGGCGAACTTAAAACTTCTTTCTATAGCAGAGAAGGCTTTATTTGACCCAGCACTTATCTCATTGCGTTCCATGTTTACGCACCAGTTACCGTTATGACAGTTTGTATTAACCCAAAACCCTTTCCTATCAGCCAAACACGCCAACGGCTCTTGCTCTACGGGCTTGGGGGATTGGGGGTAAACAATGCCCTTTCCTCCGCAATTAAGGCACTTTTGCGGTTCTTGTTCTTCACCATAACCTGAACGTTCAAGGACGTAACCATTGCCTCCGCATTCTGTACATATGGGCAACCCGTCCTGTTGCTTGGGGGATTGGGTGTTGCGGTAGATGATTTCTTTTATATGCCTTTTGGACTCGTGCATACCATTTGCGTATTTCTCACTATTACCTTTCCAGGGGCTAGGCATGCGGCAATACTCCTCCAATTCCTCCACCATACCACACGGAACCTCAACGGACGACTTGGCAGTAAGAAAAGGCGCAAAGACTTCTGGCATTATAAGTATCTTCTGACTAGCCGTTAATGCTTGGTCGTTTATCAACGTATCTATGGCTTCTTCTAGTTCGCCTGTGTCTATTATGATTTTCATAATTATTTATCCTTACCTTGTTTGGGATGGGTTATTTAACACTCGCACTTATCACCGATAGCCATGTACCAAGCATGGACATATTTTTTCGGGTTTGCAAACGCCTCTTTCTTGCTAACAGATTTTGGGAAAGAAAACACCTGTATAAAACCATCTGAATCTACAGGCCCCAGTAAACATCTTTCCCCTTTTTCCTTATGCCACTGTTTTGAAAACTTGAACGAACAAAAGTTACACATTCTCATATTGTTAATCCTCCTTTATGGCTTTACTGGTTGCGTAATAAATTATCATTATTTCTCCTTAAACGTAGCCATCTGATCCGCCAGCATAAGTCCACGAAGCAGCGCACATCGATCCAGCGCCTGGTTAAGACAGCGCCGGGACGTGTCGCCTACCGCGTCCCAGGCGCCCATATGCCATCGGATAGCCAACGCCTCATCCGTAGTCAATTTTATATAGCGCTGCAGTACGATTACCGACTTCTCGCCATGTCCGAGAGGTTCCTGATCGTCAATAGTGATTTTTATAGATCCGAACAAAAGAGGATCCCCACCGCGCTCTACTTTAAAAAAATTAACCTTACATATATCATGCAATAGAGCGCAGATGCGAATAGAGTCATTGTCCGCAGACTGGCAAATAGAATGCTTAATATCGCATAACTCTTTAAAAACATTCCAGTGATGCTTTGCAAGTCCCCCAACAACATTCAAATGATAACCACGCGATGCCGGTGCTGAAAAATAATCCGATGATACCAAGAATTTAATCAGTTCGTTCATCCCTGGACGATTTACTTTCGATAGTTCTGATAAGATATCTTTCATCATATTCCTCTTTATAATTTAGGCGGCGGGCTGGATTGGCCTTATACAGACGGACCAGCTTTTATCTTCCCTTTCGTCAAGGACTGGCGACAAACAAAAGGCGATAGTCACGCCGGCCGCTTAACGCGGCAAATTTAACAGCCTACGTATTGCATCCACAACCACCTTAGACATGCTCCGCTTCTGGACTTTAGCATACTTGGATACCTGTATTTTCATGCCATCAGGCAACCTAACCGTGATTAAGTCTTTCATTGTTCGATCCTCTTACATTCACATCTGAATAATCCAGCTCCTTCTAGTGTCACTGGACCGCTGGAGATAGGAATCTCTATAATCCTAAAACTGTTTTCAGGTTTAACAAATATGCGTTTATCCTTTGCCATTTCTACCCCCAATAGAATTCCTATTATTAGAGAAAAAAAAGACATAAAAAAATATTTCATCGCGCCTCCGTTTTAGATTCACAATGCCCACAAATAAGGATTATCTTTAAATGTGGGCACGACTTATTAGCAGCCGGTCTAAAAATATATTCAGCGCACGCCGATGATAAATCGCAATTTTCGTTATGCAATCCGCACCAGTTATTTTCGTTGAAATATCCACCGCAGGGACATCTGCCTATTTTATCCAGCGCAGAATCCGAACCGTCAACCATGTGATTCCCGGATCCCGTCATAAATTATTCAGAAGATGATTTGAGATATCTTCTGTAGTCCTTATGTCTTTTTTCTCTTCCAAGATTAGGTCTTCGAGCCCTTTCGTGTAATCCTTATAAAAGAGGTACATAAACACACACCCCACAATGAAACAAGGCCCGCCTATTACAAAATACTGCCACAATGCGACATTATTCACAATAACCCTCCCATAGTTTTTTCTCAGCCTTTGAACATATTCCGTCCGTGAAAATAACCCCAGGAGTGGAATCTTCTATTTTTCCTTTTATCGTGCGTCCACGTCGATCCATACGATGTGCAGGAATACACCACTTGCATCTTCTAACGATTTTATTTTTCATAACGATAATAGTGTAAGACATTTGTAAGACAATGTCAAGAGATAAAAAAACTCCCCGGTATCATTTTATTGGGAATGACGAGCCGGAGAGCTTTTTGTTATTCAGGAATATGCGGGAGAGAACTAAGTCCTTTTTTATCGGTAGGACTCAACCATAATGATTATACCACATTCTGGTATTTATAGTTTCATTAACCATTCATGCCCAAACATATTGTAAGCCGCAATCACGCCCTCAATCACTATTTCGATGATGGCTATTTTTATGAATCCAGGCATCCATTTTATTTTAACAATGAGGTCAAGAACAAGAATGGCAAGGGCTTTCTTATCTGAACCAGACAGAATGTAGTCTTTGCCTATTTTCTCAACCGCAATAATGGCTTTGGGTATATTCTTAACCACTTCAACCCATGAGCCTTTAAAATCGCCAATGGCAACTTTAAGATTTTCAAAGTCGGCTATCACTTTATCTGCTAAGTCTTTAACGTCCATATTGTTGTGCTCCTATTTCCGCTTAACTTTTTCGTCGTTCTTGCTACCGAAGTACCACGCTATTATAAGACCGGAAGTTTCAACCCACGCATAGATGGTGTACTCTGAACAACGCTGTATCACATCCATAGTAATCCAACCTTTATGATACGCATACACCACAATCAGGGCACTAAATGTAGTATAAATATAGCCCATAAACGACCGATACGACAACCTAATGAAGTCCAGCCCAAACGACATAACAAAGAGCACCAAACTCACAAAATACCCTAGACCAGACCTATTTTTATTCTCGCCGTCGAAAAACTGCGTTATCCCGGCCGCAAGGTTCATCGTCTTAGTGTCATGTTCGTAACTTGCCGTTCTGGACGCGGCATTGGCTTTAATTGTTTCTATGATAGCATCCGCACTCCCCTTCTGGATAGCCAGTTGTACAGCCAATCGTGCCAGTTCAATCTCTTTATCTTTTTCCTTAGCCTCGGCTTTATTGTTAAGCCACTTTTGGATAAGGGATGCACCCATACCAAGTACCCCGCCTTTAAAAAACCCACCTATCGCACCGCCTATGGCTCCGATAATTCCACCCATAATTAATCCTCCTATTTTTTAACTTCGTAGAATTTAGGCATAGCACCAAACGCCCAATTTATAGGGATGATACCGTTGTCCTTGCCTATATTGGCGACACAAGGGACTTCCCTCTTCCATTTACCGCTGTAATAGGGCGCCGGGAAGGGGTATAGGATGGCCACATGGCCGTGATTTGGCATCTTGATAGCCGCCAGTACAATACGGCCTTCCTTGGCCGCGTCAAAGGCGTTCATAATATCCAGTTCGCAAAGTTCGTTTTCGCACTTCTCCGCTATGTCATTAGCCAGCATGGGCCTTTGAGCTTTTGACTGATCCCAACAAAATTCAGGAAAGCCCAATTTACTTAATATCTCATGGACTCCATAATTACAAAAGGTCGTCCCGTCCAATTTAGGTAGATATTCCTTTTTAGCCAGAACTTCATGGCAAGCCTGTCTTATTCTATTTACGGTCATATTATCTCCACCACATTTTAACAAGTTTCTGTACGACAGGGCTATCAGTACCTAATATAGCCACTAACGCCCATATCGCGGCGGTTTGAATTTTAAGTCCAGGCCAGCCGTTGCCGTACAGTGTTTTATCATGCTTTTGCAGTAAGCAGATTATGCCTAATTCCTTATGTGTGACAAGTGTATGCAATTCCTCAAGCATTTGGGCTTGTCTCGGCTCAAGAACCATCACTGATGGGCGGCGCCGTTCCACAAAATCGTTTCCGTAATCTTCCTCAGCCATTGCGGTTATTCCTTTTTATGATATTTAATATTTTACGACCTCTTGCATGTGCTTCATCCGTAGCCTTCCGTAATCGTGCCGTAATCGTGTTACAATCCGGTATCTCTGGCTTTTTGGCCGTATCTTCTGGGCCCATTATCTCAATACGCCTTAAGTTCCTGCGAGTCCATTCGTACATAATTTTAAGCATTAAGCCTCAAAACTGTAATATGCCTTTGGAGTTCCCACCATTAACTCTCCGGTTTGACCTTCAACAAAACGGTAGATCCCATTATCGTCTCTTTGCCATACCCACTGGTGCGCCCCTCCATTGGGATTAATTCCCGTCACCCATCCTGAAGTTTGTGCCTCTTTCCCCCTTGATTTCTCTATCCACCCTCGGCGTATGTCTGCTATCCTAAACAAGCACATATCGTCACAGTCTGCTATCTCAGATTTATAAGAAGGCATTGGTCTGACGTAGTTTTTATTTAACCAATCCCAATCGTAAAAGGGGATAGATCTAAAATCCGCGTCGCGTAGTGCTATATGGGATGGGTTATAAAGTAACCGTATCTCTTCATAAAGAGTATCATGGTCTATTGGTTCGCCCAACTTCTCCCATTGCTTTCTTTTAAAAATATCTAGGAAGCTCATATTAACGTATCTCAATAGCCGATAAAAATCCAGTTTCCGTGTATATCCCATTTGCCCCACCGCCGCTTACTTTAGCGTTTACGCAAAATCCATGCACCCCAGCACTTAACGCTGGTGTTAGGCATGTAGCAGACATAACGGCACTATTATATCCGACTCCGGTAGTATTGATAGAGTAATAACCTTGTCCACTGGCTGAATTTACGCAATTAGTACCATCATACGCGGTAACAAAATAGGTGGCTTGCCCCACATCGGAAGTAGGGATACCTGCCCAATTTATTAATACGCGGGAATTTGCCTGAACAGTCAAAGTTACGGTTGATCCTGCTAAACATACAAAGCTAGTAGAGTTTGTCGTAGCACCAAAAAGGGTAGATGATGAAGCGGGTACTTGATTCGCCAAAATATCTAGCCGGACAATTTTGTTAAGAATAAATTCCTCATTCTCCATAATGGCCGTGTCCGGGATCTGCTGCGGCAACTCGGCCGCAACAATCCCAGGTAGCAACATCAGAGCGAGTAAATACCTCATCGCGGCGGAACCCCCGCCTTCTTAAGGGTTTCTTTCTCTATGCGCTTCTGCACTTTCCCCGACATGTACTGGTCAATCATATACTGCTTATATTCCTGCTTATCGATAGACCGGATATTCAGAAAAAAGAAGCTCATGGTCTGGCCAGGGATGTCATACTTGCGAATATGCCCCTTCTCGGCGCCTGTCTTCCCGATCTGCGGTGACAACATCTTGGACGCGCCAGGCACAGCGTCTATAATAGGATTTATAAAATCCTCAAAAGCGGAGTAATTATTCGCGAAAGTCTTTCTCTTAACAGGATCAGCAACCATGCGCACATATTGCATATACGCGCCGAACGGAATAAACCCCGCCACCTGCTGCCCGGCAATCGCACTAGTCGGTGATCCGGTAGTGTATTTCGATTTAAACCCCGCGACCATAGCCATCGAATTAAATATCGGGCCCATTGAAAGCGTGTCCTTCATCCAGTCCTCTACACTAGACAATCCGTTTAGAATCTCCAGCATGTACACACTGTCCCCGATAAACGGCAGATCGTAAATCCTTAACCAGCGCTCAACCTCATCGTCGGCGTATACCTTTATCCGCCCCGTTGTGTCAAATTCCCAAGGCAACTTCTTGATTTCTAGTTTTTTTAACCTGCGGCGACGATCCTCCACCAATCCCGACGCGATGATTGAACCGATAGCGAACATCGTCATGCCCGCCATCATCTTGGAGATCTTGTTCTTGTAATTGGTTTTATCCATCCCCACCAATTGCATCGGACTATACTCCGAATACATACGCCATTTATGGTAAAGGTAGTTGGGGAACGGAACCATGCCGCGCCCGATACTGTTGCTCATCTTCTCCAAAAAATAAGGCTTGTTTCCATAGTCAAAAGTTACGCTGTCCGAATTATCAGATAGAAAATTGAACACATCCTGGAAATAATTAATACGCCAGTCGTGGATAAACTGCGCCTTATCGCCCCACTTCACGCCCCCTGCCTGCTTTACAGTGTCGTATGCCTTTCCCGCCAAAGTGCTTAAATCCGAATCAAAAGACGCGCGTTTAAAGAATACCTCTACGGCTTTAAATGGCCCGAGCGCTTTATTCATCAGGTTTAAATTCCCCGGGATCTCAGAGAAGAAATTAATCCCCAGCATTTCCGCCGGTATCTCCTGCCGCACCGATGGCAGTAACGATGTGGCCAATGCTTTTATATCATTTACCGCCGGCATTAATCCCTCACCCAACATGCCTTCATAAAAATGAGTTAACGTCCGCAGATTATACTGCATAAAACCACTGGTCAGATTACGCACAGCCGTACTCGGCCTTATGAGGTAGTTCGTTAAGATATACCCCACGAACTCATTGGTGCGCTTCTTCATGTCATCCACAACGGCCTGCCGCGCAGGGTTAAACTTCGCAGTGCGCTGTAGATTGAATTCTTTCTCAATATCCATCGGGTACTGATACTCGCTTATCTTGGCGACGTCTATCCCATTCGCCAAAAGCAATCCACGCTTTAACTCTATAATGGCGGCCAGTTTAGGCTTGTTTAGATTTACCTCAATAAATCCAGGCTTCACGCCCTCGCTCCCAATAGGCTCCAAGATCGTGGACAGGATATCGCCCACGGTGTTGTTGTATATATTCTCGTAGGCGAAATCCACCTGCTTCTCCGTTAAGGTTTTAAGCAGGTCTTTATTCTCACCGCCGCGTTCCGCCAATATCCCCGTCTTATATTTCCGGCCGGACGCCACGTAACTCTTAAACAGATTCCCGATTTTAGTGAAGAACTTCTGCTCCGGCTTAACCGACGGCACCCACAAATACCCCGTAGGGTGGACGGTCCGTATATCATACTGCGACTTCATCACCTCCCTGGAAAACGCGGGCAACTCCTGGCCAAGTTTTGTCTTGTCCAGGAGTTCAGATGTGGCCAGAAACGCCTTAAAGAACTTCACGGTTTCAGGGTGCTCAGCCACCATCGTCTTGTAATCTCCCAGGGTGTTAAAAAACCTGTAAATCTGATAAACTCCCGGCTCTATCTCGTTCCCAATTATGCGATTATCGGGCAACTCCTGACCAACCTGCAACATCTTACCCTGTACCACTCCGGCCGGCTGTATTCCGCCCCCGATTACTTCACCAGCAGGTGACATGCTTATGCCCTTAACGATATTGTGCACCTGCTCACGAATCTCTTTCGGGATACTGCCTAAAATTTCTTTATTCCTTGCTTCAACCATCTTCTTTACTGAGCTTAAATTGACCGCCATCTGCCGGACAGCGTTATACCAGTTATCGCCCTTCTCCACACTGCCGGCCATTGCCTGGAAGCGTTCGCGCTTTGTCCCCATGTAATACTTGATTATATCGCCCCACACGTTGACCTTCTCGCCAGGCGGTAATTCAGCGTTAACCAGAGCCGTTGTCTCTGTCGGTGGCAACCCCGTATCCCTTGACCCGGCACGCTCCATGCCGCGCAACCACGTGGCTTCCGGGATCACGGGCGCCCTTACTATCGGCGCCCGGTACGTCTCCTTGAACAAGCTCGGGTTCAAAATCATTGCGACTACCCTGCCTTGATACGTGACCAGCATCTCGCCGGTCTTTGCAACCGCCTTCAATTCAAACTCTGACCCGCGCGGCAGACCTTTGGGGAACTGTGCGGATGTAAACCTTGACCGCAATGTGAGTTTCATGCCAGGTTTAAAACGTCCGATGATATTCTGATAGTCCTCCGGATGGTAGTCGGCGGGAGTCTCGGCCAGCCTATTGGCGCCGAACACACCCTCCAACTCGGGGAACTTCTGCGTATCCGCCAGGTCGATGCTAAAGCCAGGCAGGTGCCCCAACGCCGCGCTCCGGTACTGGCCGTCAGCGCCGATCACCAGCAGATCGTAGTAACTGCCACTTAGCACGCGCGGAGTCATGCGGGCGAAAGCCGCGTCCCCGGTCACCAGGAACACGCCAACCGCACCATACTTGGAAGCATTGCGCTGGATATAGGCGTTATAATTGGAGCGCGGGTCAACCTGGTCGAACGACATGACCTGCTTCTTAACGTCCACGAACATGATGCCCAGCTTATCGCCCTGCAGGGATCCATGCGCCCACCCGACCACTGCCGGCGACCATGACATCTGCTCAATGTCCTTACGGAACGACTGCTTCTCATTGCGGAACTCCTGCGCGATAGCGGTGCCATCCGGCATGATGGCCGTGTAGGTCTTATGGTTTGTTACCACGTGGCCCTTATACCGCTTGTCCGCGGCCATGCGCTTCGTGGCCTTTATGTCGTCCACGGACGGCGTAGAGTCGCCGCTGGGATGGCCATGCGTGTCGTAGAACTCATCACAATCCGTCGAAAGGAATTTGTCTATAACGTCACGGTAGACGTCTATGTCAAACCAACCTACCTTCCCGGACGTCAGCACCAACGACCCGGTGATCTTACCGTCCTTCAACTTGGTGACAGCATAATGCTCAATGCCGGGATGCCGAACGCAGAACCCGTCAATCTCTGCCACGTCCTGGATGGTGTCAATCCGCATGCCGACCGCGCTGGCGAAACCCTTCTCCATCGTCTGCTTATTGATGCCGTCGATGGCCGGATTAGGCCGTATATCCGTCCAATATTGGCCAACCGGCCGCACGCGCCGCGTGTCGGTAACGGCCAACGCCGTGTCCGCGCCGGCACCCGCCTCGTCCGTAAGCATCTCGCCGGGCGTGTAGACGTGGCCGGGCGCATACTTCGCCCCTGGCTGTGAATACTTATTGACTATCTGCACAAGGTTGTCGTCGAAGATTACGTAGTTGTGATTTAAATTATTGTTCTTATCAGCATAATCTTTGGCTTCCGATTCTGTCTTAAAAACCTTTAATCTTGGCCCCATCTTTACACCAACAGCCCCTTCAAATACGCCATAATCCGTATTGTTCCCTAAAATCTTCTCCACGTGAACAGTTATCTTGCTGCGAGAACTGCTGTCAAGGTATTTAATGCCAGTTATTCCAAGGCTATTTAGATATTTTGAAACTGCTTCGGGAGAACCTAGCCTATCTTCCAGATAGCCATAAAGAATGTTCCCTTTGACGTCCATGTTTAACTGTGGGTGTTCTTTAGATATTTTCTCAAATGCGTCCTTGAATAGTTTGCTTTTGTCATATTGCTCTGATAACTTCTTATCCCAATCCAGCATTTTGTCGCTGTCGGGTATGTTGACTTCGTAGAGTTTGCCGGTTGTCCTCTTCCAGCCGTCACGGCCAAGCACTTCATTAAATTCTCTTCCGCTAGGCATCGTTCCATGCCGTCTAACACGGCCTATAACTTTATTATTCCTATCAACCTCTGCAACGTCTACGTACCACGATGTCCCTTCTTTTATTCCGTCATGGAAAGCCACAACCTTGTCCATGCCGCTATAGCCATGAACGATAGTATCGGGTTTAAAATATTCCCGAAGCATATCTATGCCTGTGGAAAGTTTTACGCCATCTTTTTCAAAGGCAACATCTTCCCTGCTAGATAGGGATTTCTTGTAATACTCCGCAACCGCCTTATCCCCCGCAAAGTAAAGCCCCCACCCGTAAGCCTGCGCACCCTCGCCTGTACCTATCTTGTGCAGCAGAAACTTGTCGAAATCGTGCGGCGACCCATGCCAGGCAGGTTGCGAATACTTTCCACCTTCGCCCGACTGCATAGAGAATAAGTCGCGCAGGTCGACGGGCATCTCGCCGGTGGAGTAGAACGCAGGAGCCGGTGCGGGCGTGTACTCCTGGCCGGGCGACGCCAAGAATGTCCGCACAATCTTCAACTTCTCCGGGTTAACTGCCACCGTCGCCTCAAAATCCTCACCCGACACTCCAGGATGGTTAAACGTCAGGTATTCAATGCCACGTTTACGAGCCAGCGCCGCATGCTCTGCGATGACGGCGTCCAAATCCCCATCGTTCATGATGGTCTCTTGGACAATTGCGTCGATACTCTCGCTAGGGCCGTCCGGAACCCGGACGCTCAGCACCCTTGACGACCCGGTACCACGGCCCCCGCCCAAAATCCCGCCGCCGGCGAATGCCCCCGCTTCCTCAGCACTCCCGGAGAGATACACCACCCCGCCCTTAAATTCCTTAAAATCAGCGGCAGACGTGCCGTGGTACATTAATGATGACTGACCACCTGGCTTATACTCGGCCTCCGGCGACCTTATAACCCCCTCTTTACGCATCAACTCCTTGTCCATAGCCTCTAAAAACAAAGCCTGGTCATATTCCAGGATCCAGCCCATCTCGTAGGCGTTCTCCGTAGCCTGCTCAATGGTCATGCCACCCTTCTCCGTGAAATACCCGCGCATAGCGCCGAGGTCAATACCCTCGCGTTGCGCACCAGCCCGGTTAAGCTTCCGCTTCCAAAGCATCTGTAGAATAGGCGTCGGATGATCGCCAGCCTGCGCTTGACGCTTCTCTACGTTCAATTGATCCTGATTCACGCGATCTATGGCCGCTTTCTTGATATCGGCATACGGCGCTTGCTCCGGTAATATCTGCCCCGCGTTAAGACCCTCAACCACCAGCTCACGGTGTAACTGCTCACTCATGCCTGGGAATTTAGCCCGTAACTCCTCCAGCGACATCGCTGACAAGGACGCAGGCCCGGCGTCCATAAAGTTGAATTCGTGATCCTCGGGCAACATCTCCCCGGCGGCCTGCGCGATTTTAGACTCCTCTGCCAATTTAGGGTCGTTTAATTGCGCAATCTCACGGTCGTCTACCAGTTTTAAGTCTTTTGACTCCGATAACAACGCCTGATACCTCTTTGATATGGTCTCAGGTGACATCTCCGGCGCCACCTCACGCATCGCGGCGCTAAAATCACTCTCGCTCATGGCATAAACCGGCTGCCCGGTGCGCGGATGCGGCTGTGAAATAGCCTCCTGCCGTGATTCAACATCTTGCTCCGGAGCCATCTGTTGACTCGCGGGGTCCAGGGCAGGCGCCGGCGGCGCGTTCTTGGCGGCTTCCTCGGCCGCAACCTGCAACGCCCCAGGATGGCCCATCTGCTCCGCCAGGTCCTGCGGTATCTTACCCGCGGCGAATGCGGCGTTTATGGCGGTATCGGTCAGGTGATCGGCCGGCTTAAGCCCCATAGCCGTCTTTATCTTGAATTCAAGGACTGTGCCCTCAAACGAGCCCATAGGCGGCCGTGGCTGGGCTGTGGGCGCGGCTGGAGCAGGAGCCGGCGGAATACCCGCGGGCTCCGGTTCAGGGGCGCCAGAGGCAACGTCGGCCACTGTGCGCTCTGCCGAAATGGGCCCTTCCGGGCCCTGGGTGAATAACGTCCGGGCGCGCGGATTACCCGCCACAAACTCCCGGCGGGCCTTGTGCGACATGCCCTGCGCCATTTTGATGATTTGATCGTCCGATAACTGCTGTACCACCAACGCACGTTCCGAAATAGCCAGCTTCCGGAACCAATTGGACTCCGTGATCATACTGGCCGCTTTCGGGCCGAAAAGCGTCATAAGGTCCAACACCGTAGCATGCTGGATCGCCCCGCCGGCCAGTTGCGCGACACCGGCCGCCGTAGAACCCGCCATAGCCAACGGACTGGCCGTGGGCACCGGCGGCTCGAGCCCGGCCGCGGTCTTACGGATAGCCGCGCCCTCGGCCTCAAACGGCTTATAAAACAATACCTTCTTTACCGGCTCCTGTATCTGTTGGAACTGCGCGCGCGCACGCTCCTCTTCGGCCTGTTGCAACGTGTCCACGCTGCCAGGAGTAAGATCCCCAGCCATTTGAATTCCGCCCACTTTAGGCATCGGCGGTGCCGGCAGATTACGTAAAGCGGGGATAACCGGCGCGGATGACTGTATCTGCTCCGGTGTAAACTCCGCCAACTTCGGCGGCTTGACTGTGAGGTTTGAAATGTCGGGAGTAAAGGACGGCGCCGCCGGCTTGCTATCCTCGTATTTCGGAGCGTCACCAACAGCAACGCTATCCTCGTACTTGGGGATATCGTCAATAGGTGTCGAATCTTCCCATTTTGGGATAGGCATTATTTATATCTTATGAATTTTTTAGTCTTTGAATCAAATATCGCCTGCTTCCCATTGACCATGCGCGTCTCTTCCGCAGCCGGCGCCGCGCCCTTGTCCGGCGGCGTTCCATTCCCCCAAGTAGACCAGTCGAATAACTTCCACGGCCCATTATAGTCGGGCGGTTCTTTTAACATCTCTTCAATTTTTGCCAATTTGTCCGCCTCAGCTTTGGCTTTCGCCTTGGATGTTTCGGATATGCGTGCCGCGTTGGTCTCTTGCCTGCCCTCCTCACGCGCGGCATCAATGGCCAACTGGTCTTCCATTGTGCGGCCTTTATATTTGATCTTGTTGGCGAGCCTATCCTGAAAATCTTGATAAGCCTTAAAATCCTGCGACGGTGATTTGAATTCGTTCCGCATCACCATATTGCCGGGATTTGTCATGTTCGCTTTAAAGTTCTCCTCGGCGTCTGTCCCCATGAAAGCAGCCTCTTGAGCGCCAGCCATTATGCGTTCAGAGTCGCCGCCCATAGTGTTGAAGTTCTTTATTTTGTCCTGGCCTTTTTCGTAGTCCGATTTATCCTGCGCCATCTTAGCGGCGAGAGCGCGGTCGGCATCTTTGGACTGACGCGCCGATGGGCGGCCTGCCACTTTTGCGCCCAGATCTGACCCTATCTGTCCCCACTGATTGCCGAAATCATAAGGCATTAGAATAACCCCCCTAGGAATCCGCCAGCCAACTTGCCGCCAGCTCCCCATAATTCGCTCTGATATGCGTTCCTGTTTTCCCTGCGGTTCATGCCCACAGCGTTGTCGTAGTTTGTTTGCGTCATTTTCTCCTGAAAGTTGCGCCCTGCGATATTTTCACCGGATTGCCAATCACGCCCTAGCTTGGATTGCTCCGCTCCAAACGCCTGCGTGTCCTCGCGTTCGGTATTTCTCATGCGCTCCTCTCGCGCCCGGTCAGCGCCCTGCATGGAGATGCCGGACCACAGGTCACCCAACTGCTGGGCACCCTGGTTACGCGCAGATGCCACGCCCAGCGCCTCCATAGGGTCGCCTTCCATACCACGTGCAAGAGCCTCGCTGCGGGCCTTACCCACGTTAAGGTTCGTGCGCTCCTCGATAGGACGCGCTAAACTCTCGAAAAAGTTTTTATTCATCTCCGGCGTATATTCCTGCGGCATGCTGGGCATAATGTCCTCCGCTAATCCGAAATTAATGGATCAACTTCTCCATATATTGTAACAGTGTTCAACCTGAAATATTTATCAAGTATATCATTTCCAAAGCGCAATCGTATATACCGACCCTTGGCGTAACCGTCCACCAAGTTCTCCACGCGCTTAGCCACATACCCGGATGTAGAGTCAAGCGTCGTGGACGTGCTAGTGAACACAGTCCCGCGATTAAGAGCATATCCCACATCCAACGTGCCTCCGGAGTTATACTCCGCGTCAAACCATAAATTACGCAAAGTCTTGTGATGGTTAGGCTGCTCCCAAGTATAGTTCGGAGTTTCCCAATATGCGTCAATCGCCACGCCCTTGTCGCTGTAAATGCCCGGACGCATGATCTTGTCGATAGCGCCATCGGTGCCGGCAGATCCAGCCAGCGGCTCGTTATTAAAAAGAGTAAGCGCGGAGTAGTTCGGCCCGTCAAAATGCGTCCAGCGCTTATTGCGTTGATATACCCAGCAGCGATCGTTCAATACGGTCGTGCTGGAATTCATCACACATAAATGATACCTATGATCCCATACAAGCGAAGCCACCGGAGCCGCGGAGCCCTCCTGCCAATTCGTCGTTACGTCGTTTATAGTCACCGCGTTCGACCCCGACGGCACGTTAAACAGAGTCTTCCATTGATAATACGCAGATGCATTCGCCGCAACTTGTAAATGATTTGTTTGCGCCACCCATGTCGGAGTCGATGAACTTTTAGTAAATGCACCAGTTGACGTACGCGTCCAATAGGAAAGACTCCCGCCATCTGCTGATTCATTGGAGTCAAACGTCAACCATGTAATAGTGGAAGCGGATATATATTTGACATCGGAATAATATTCAGCGGTCGTCCGCGCCAATAATGTGACATCATTCAATATAGCAGTATAGGCAGAATCAGAAGAACTAAATTTAGCTCTATATTGCCAGTAACGCTTCTCTATTATTACTGAATTAGTAGATGCCCTCCAATCAGTCCATGCAGTATTGTTATTAGTAGTGCTTGTATGCACATCAAAATATACGGAAGTGCCAGGAGATAGGACAATATTGCTAGAAAGAGGACCCGCAATTGGGGTAGATAGAACAGTATCAAATATGCTCGACACGTAAATCCCATTATTTGAATTACTGGACGAATCAACATCCCATTTAAACACACACGTCCCTCCAGAAGTGTTAGATTTAAAATGAAAAGTGAACACTGATGGTTTTACGAATAAATTAGAAGTATACGTAGCCGAAGTCCCAGTCCCTTGAACTCTAATTAAAAAAGTTACATACGTCACCGTCGATGCGCTTAAATCAAAATTTAAAAAAGAGTCAGTCCCATCAACCGGATGTGTTAATATTTGTGTATAAGAAGAAGAAGTGTCGCCATAATATATCCGAGCATAATTGGATGCATAATCAGAACATGCTCCGGAACGTGTATCACTCCATAGATAAGATCCCCACATCGTACTATCTGTTAATCTAGTAGGATATAAAACCCCCCAACCTCCTGTATCAGAAATTTCAGCCCCCATGTTGTCTGCAGTACGTAATACCACATCACCACGTCCGCTTGCTGTGCTAATATACATGTAATAAAAAGAAGTGCTATCCAATACTTGGCCAGCTATAAAATCTGAACTAGACGTGTCAACCACCGTCCACGAACTAGGCGTTATGCTCCCCGGAGTTATCGTCTCCGACACCAACGCCCCAGGTCCGGATACATTCAACACGCCCAACTGCCAGTCAGCCTGCGACGTCTGCGTCCAACTCGCCTTATTGCTTACGAGCTGCCGCGCCGCCTTTATCTCCGCGTCAATATCCTGGCTGATAAGTTCCGGCTTCCCCGAACCCGCCCAGGCATATACACCCTCTAGCGCGAGCCACATAAGCACGCCGTCCACCATCTGCACACTGCGATCATCCACGCACCCAATGCCAGGATCAATAAGGCGCTTATAATAGGTGACGTTATCTTGACCCTTTAGGATATGCGTGCTATGTCGCTTCCCTATGAATTTGCCCCACGGCGTCACCTTGAAACAGGTTATTCCCTCGCCATCCGTCCGGTTAAACGTCCACATATTAGGCACATCGGCTGGCAATGGGTCCAAGGCCGGTACTGTCCAGTCCGCAGGATCGCCATACGCGCCCGCATGAACTCGACTATCGCCAGCCGTGGTGTTTGCACAATATAAACGCTCGTCCGCGAACTCCAGGAACGTGCAGATCGGAGCCGATGACAGCCGCGTCACCGCGGTGCCATTCCAGCCCCACGGCGTGGCGAACCCATCCGCACAGTATTCTTTACCATAAGCTGATACGCAATCCACGTTATACCCCAGCGTCGTGGTGGATATAGCCGCAAACGCCGTGGCCGTGTCACTGGCATAGACCGTTGACGACGCATGTGCGATAAGATACCGAGTCTTTGACGAAGCCACAAACTCCTGCATGTAAAGCACCGACCACCCGGCCAATAGCGTCTGGAATAACTCACTACCGGTGCGCTTCTCTAGGAATCCACGATCGGTCAACACATTGGAAAGCGCCGACGCGTCTGTATCGCGTATCTGCGCACTGTCGTGAAAAGTGTCCAGCCCACCCCAAGCGTTCAGATACTTGGGGGGAGCCTCGACGCCCTGACAAGGAGTAACCAGGGCAATAATCAGCAGTAAGCGTTTCACGTGACCGTGGTCCCTCCGCGCTTGCGTCTATGGAATATCATATAATCGGGCGGGTCGCGCTGCTCCTCGCTATCCTCTTCAACCGCCTCTTCCTTGACCATACGCTCCATCTCGGCCTGGAAGTATTGGTTCTTAGCCACCGACTCAGCAGTTTTCCCCTGCGCTTCATAGATGTCGGCTATAACTCCGGATTCCAGCACGTCCAGCACTTCCTCCGGAAAATACCCGAAGTCCGTGTTCGTGGCGATATCAGCTACCGCGTACCGGGCAATACGCTTCTTCGCCCATCCGGTTCGATTAGCCGCACTCGCCGGCTCCGGCCATACCTTTATTTTCAGCGCGTCTGTGGCCTCGTCCTGTCCCATCCTGACATAGTCGGACGGATTATCAGACGTTGACTCGTCCGAGGTCTGCGATCCCTTATGCCATTGCAGATAGCGCTTTAACGTGCGCTTCTTGAAATATCCACCGTTACCATTATCAATAGCGACAATATCCCCCACCAACACATCAAGCGTGTAGTTTATGGTCCCGGCCACCAGCGCCAGGGTAAACTCATAGATAGACCACGCCCACGGATACCGGCGCCACAACCGGAAGCGCCGCTGATTCGTGTAATGCACGATGTCAGCGGTTATGCTGTCCGTTGTGACGCTCGGATCGCCGTAGCGTGTCTTGCGCTTGCACTGCTGGATGAACTGCGCCAGCGTTAAAGCAGACATGATGGCTCCTTACTTGCGTTTAGCGGGCACCTTTGCGGCCTTGACCGGAAGATCCGCGGAAGCAGGCGCGTTGCCTGACAGCGGGCGTGTATCCAGGGAACTATGAGTCCCGGTCACGACTTTATTGGACGCCTTGGGCGAAGGCTTTACATCAGCGTCGGTCACGTCTATGATCTTGCCACCCTTGAAGTATTCGTGCGCCTGCACAAACTTCACGTGTTCCTCGTTGGAAACGCGCAGGATACCGGCACCCAACTCGGGGTCCGGTTTAAAGTTAAGATGCACAGCCTTCGTCTTGGTCCCGAATTTATCCTTCATACCGAACGGCTCCACCGTGAGCACCAGCTCCGGATATCGGCCGCAATGGAATATTGACTCTTTCATGATACTCTCCTTGACTGTTTAAAGTCCCGGCGTGGTTTTTTAGGCCACGCCGGGCCTGTTACAAATTTACTACGCTTTATTTCTCGTCCCAGAAACACTGCAGGAAGTTAGTGTTAACTGCCTGTACTCCGGTCCCGCTGCCGGCCGAGATCACGACGTGCTCGTCTTTGGCGAATTCTATCCAGTTTCCACCATAGAGATTTCCGTCGGATTCGGACGTATCGTCTGCGGTATAGATCGAACCGATGACCTTGGTCGTATCGTTTCGAACCACGCCATCTGATACCCCGGCGTACTTCGCCAGTTTACCATAGACCTGGAGAGCATCGGCATCCGCCACATTGACGTTCAGATCGCAGTATTTAAGCACTACGCGTCTGCCCGCCTGCGGGGTTATACCGATTCTCATCATATACGCTGACGTATCGTCTGCGACCACGGCAGCCGTTCCTATTAACACTGAATAGCCACCAGCCGCGGCGATATCGGAACCAGCCGCCACCAAAGCGGCAGTGTTCCCCAATAACACGGAAGAATCATCGCGCTTTCCACCGGTTAACGTGCAGGCCACTCCGGTCTGCGCATTAAGATAGTCGCACAATTCTCCCAACGTGTCATAGGCTGCGGCAGCGATATTAATGGTTGACACCAATACCGTGCCTGACGGAGCGTCAATGGATAACGTGCCCGAACCGATGTACAGTTTCGCCGTCGATTCTGAACCGGTATAGTCCACGTTCATTAAAGTACCGTCATTATAATCGACGATTTTACTCATCGATATAGTGTCCAAGTCCCTGACTTGCAGGTCCTGGAGAGAGATGGCAAACGCGTTATTCGCCACCAGGAAAAGAACCGACACCAACATGGCTTTTATGAAGTTCATAGGTTTTACCTATAATCGGCTATCCGATTAATCGGTTACCCCCGTGGCCATACCGTGTTTCTTCTCGAGCTCTAGCTGCAAACCAACCTCGGAGAGATACTCATCCGTCTTGCCATCTTCGTCGTTGGCCTGGATGTTCTCTTTAAGGATGGTGAACCGGCCATTCATGTACCTTATGGCCAGGTCAGCGATGTCCAGGATCAGACCCCAGCCGGCGATGCCGGAGAGATCGGTCAAGGAATCGTTATTGAGCAGTTTGTGCTCAACAAGCTCGACTACGCGGCCAGCGCTCTGATAGCGTGACAGCGTGATGCCGTAGGTCTTATCGTCGGAGCGAGTATGCAACTTCCCAGCCGCGAGATTGCTCATGACGGTAGCCATCAGCGGCGACAGCAGACAGATGCGCTCGTTCGATCCGTAGCGGAATACCCTGCGCATGAAGTCGTTGAATTCAGCCTCGGTCATTGTGCCGCCCATATCCTGCACGTTGGTCGCTATGAATTCCTCGATGCCGCCGGTCGTCCGTTCGGGATGCGTCCCGCCGGTGTATTCGCTCTTCTTGCCCAGGATGAAGGACAGCTCGATGTCCTTTTTATGCTCGATAAGCTGCTTGGCTTTCTCGGCTTCCGGGTCCTTCTGGCCGTACTGATCGGTCGCTACTGCGGTACCCGTATAACCGAACGGATGCCTGAATATCTGACAGTAGTTGTACTTCGGCTGGCGCTGCGTGGAGAGCAACGACCGCTTGGTCGCGCCTTCCTCGTTGGAATTACCGATGATGTGGAGCTGGCTGCCGTTAGCCGCGGCGGTGGCCGCAGATGCGACGCCGGCCAGTGTTTCGATGGCCACTGTGGTGCTGGTCGGGGTCGTGGTAACGCGCAGAAGCTCATCCTTGTTGACCCTTACTATATCTCCGGCCCGGAAATACTTGTAATTGGTCACGGTGATGGTGGCGTCTGCGACTGTTACCGCACCAGCCAGGATATCGAAGCGCGGGAGCAGTTCATCTTCGAACCACTCAAACTTCGGATCCGTGGTAGCTTTACTGCGAAGCCGCATTAAAAGCGTTACGAGAGGACCCGCGTCCGGCTCGAGCTGCGCTATAAGCGGGGAAACGTCGCGCTTGCGCCGCGTCTCAGTGTTGAGAACGCCGGTGCCGCGCGTTGTGGTAACCATTGTAGGCATAATTTACTAACCTCCGTTCTGAATTAGAAGATTCTCTTCGGCGCCTTCTCAAGCAGTCGCTTGTTGAAAGCCTCGTCAGAGTCATCGTCTTGCGGTTGGGGAGATCCCACAGGAGCCGGCGGATTACCGCTTCCGGCAGCCGCAGCCTGGGCCGCTGCCTGCGCAGCCGCTTCGTCCTTGGCCTTCTGCTCGGCGTCCTTTGATACCTTTCCCTCCCTGTACTTTTGGAGTCCTAGAGCTGCAAAGTAGAGCAGATCAGGAGTCTCGCGCCTGCCCGCCATATGCGGTGCGCGGTCAAGTATCTGCTCCATCACAGGCATCAGATCCTTGTAGCCGGGAAAGTTCACCGCGTCGTTCATCATCATCTCTGACCGGGCGTAGATGTGATCTTTAACCGCCTTGGTCTCCGCTTCGTGCGCGGCTTTCGCTTTCGTAAGCGACTCTTTCCTGGTCTCCTTCTGCGTCTCCCACTTGTCTCGTTTCGAGATGTATTCGGCGAGGTCCACCGGGTCAAGCTCTTTCATTTCTGACTTAGTCAGTATTTTGAAAGGCGGGGTCTCGTTGGCCTTCTCCTCGAGTTCCGCACGCGCAGCACGTTCGGCAGACAGCTCCTGCTGGATTTGCTTCACGGTCTGGTCAAGACGGATACCCTCAGCGCTCGAATGCTCGAATGCCTTCGACAGTTCATCTCCGGTGTATTCCCTTCCGCGTATCGTGGTTTTAAACACAACAGGCGGTGTTTCTCCCGCTTTAGGCGTGGCCGGGTCCGGGGTTGTCCCAGGCTCGGTAGCTGCGGCAGGCGGCGTAGCCGGTGGCGTCTGTGTACTATCAGCCGGCGAGGACTCGTGGATCTTGACGTGGTCAAGGAACCCGCCTGATTGCTGCGGCGCGGACGCCGGCGTGCTGTCCGGTGTAGGCGCTGCGGCTGCAGGAGTCGCGGCTGTCGTTGTAGTGGCCGCAGGTGCGGCCGGTGCTGTTACTGTCATCGTTATGCCTCCAGAGGGTTTTCCCCCGTAGTTTTTTGGGCGGGTTTACCGCCTAAATCTTAAAGGTCTATAAACGAAAAGGCCGCGTGCAGGATTTCTCCGTTACGTGGCCTCTGAACAGACCTTCTAGCCGTGCGGTTCAGCGCATTTGCTGGGAGCTACCCAGCGCGGCTCAAAATTATTGTATTTATTATATCACATTTACTCAATCCCCGAAACCTTCTTAACCGTCATAATTATAGACGGAGTAACAGGCCTGTCAGGAGAAGTCCCTGCGGCTGTGTAAAGCCATTGCATATCCACATCGTCACCGTAAGTCATGGCGTTAAAAGTATCACCGGCATTGAACGGACCTATCCAACATATAGCCATAGTCTGTTCAAGTGCGGCGGTAGGTAAAGATACTCTCGTATTGGAATCAGGAATGTCAACATTGTTTTGCCTAATCCACATCTCTATGGTAGCTCCCGGAACCTGTATTAAGTCAGCTATTCCACTAAAACAAAGCTCATACGCTCCTGCATCAACTATCATCCAGGTGCTTCTATTTATTTGAGTAAAGTGCCCTTCCCCATTAATATGTGAGTTTAATTCCAGGTACTGTACCGCATTTGTATCCTCTATCTTTTGTGTGTAGGTGGAGTACAGTGTGATATATGGCATTATCGGACTACCGTGAGCATCAGCCAATATCTTGTGATGTACGTTAAGAGCCGTTACTATTAACGGCGAGAACACTATGAAAAATAGAGAGAGTATCGCTTTCATCAGTTGCAAGCCACCGTCCTATCACCGATATCTGCGAATTGGGTTACCGCCGTTCCTGTTGATATGCAGTGAGTCGCAGTGACGCAATCAGTACAGTATGCGGAAGCCCCGGCCTGTACTGGATCAAAGGCTAATATTTCTGCTTTGGTCATTGCTCCTAAAAACGATATAAATGCGGTGCTTGCCGTAGAACTTGAAATGGATAACTTGGCATCTGGAGCCACTGTGCCTATTCCGACATTTCCAAATTTCCAGGATATAGCGTCTGTGTCAACTCCGTTATGACGAGTGCCTAATGTACCTATGGAACCAGCAGAATATAAGTGTTTCCAGTACTCACCGTACGCGGCATTGCCATCCGTATCTGCTATCTGAATAGCTTTTTCGTTACCGGCTTTTGACAGTATAGCCAGCGTTGTCCCTACCGACGTATTAGTCATGTCCCCACCAATCTGCACATCCGAGCCAGGGTCAGCCGTCAGCAATCCTACTCTGCCGTTGCGAGTAACTATCCTGTCTGTTGCGACTCTGATATTGGATGATATAGAAACGCCATATATCCCGGACGAACCACTAAATAAGCCAGCTCCCTGCACCGTCACGCTCCCGCCCACTATCAACTGGCCCGTCAACCTCTGTTCTGTACCATTTAGCGTTCCTGTCATCGTGTCGCCTGTTATGTTGACGTAAATCGAATCTCCTTGTCCGGAGATATTATTGCTGGCCTCAAAACTCCCACCAACAGCGTGCGCAAATATCGGACACAATATTAATACCAAAAATAGTCTTTTCATTTTATCTCCCTCTGTAAACTACCTTTAGATTCATTGCGGCATTGGTACATGAAATTCCCCACATGTAAGCGCCAAAAAATTGTTCGGTTTGATTCCAGGGAGCAGTAGGGCTACCAGCACCAAGCGGCACGCCATCTGCACACGTCAATGCGGGCACAGGCGCGACTCCGGATTGATTGCTCCAACCATAAGCAGCGGTGGTCGTATTCACATTGAACAGAGTCAACGAATACCACGATACCGGCAATGTTCCATCTGCCACCGTAGTCGTGGTCGCTTTCGATATAAGCGTAGGCGATGAACTTGAAAGCGATACAGTCGCATGCGTTATTGAACTCGACGCGGATTCATACATCAGATATCCATCCGCGGCTTTTACCGATCCGCAAAATGCAAACATCATAACCAAAAATAGAGTTTTCATCGTATGCTCTCCTGTCCCTTTTTAAGTTTATCGGCAGCCTGCCGGCCCTGCTCTACCCATATATTAAGCGTGTTGCGTAGATTCAAACACTCGTCCTCACGTCCGCCGTTATACGCGGCGCCCATCGCCACGGCGTCCACGCTGAACACTCCGGTTGACGGCTTCCAGCCGGAACCGCGCTGCAGATCAGCGCACCTGACCATCAGATACGGCTCGACATCTGACTTCCAACACCCGGAGCCCAAGAGCGAACGCGCACGCTCACCCTTAGCGATAACCGGCTGCAACTCGGTCTCTAGTTTATTAAATTCGTCAGCAGTCATCTATTCCCTCCGGACACAAGCCCCGGCATACCAGGTGTGCGATTGGTCGGTGCCATTATCCTTGGACCATCCGGCATGCCATCAGCCGGCCCCCCGGTAAGCCCAGCAGACTTCATCGCCTCTTGTAAGCGAGCCTGAGCCGCGGCATCAATATTCTGCATCACGGCCTGCGCCATACTCATGGTATCCTGAATATGAAGCTTAAGCATAGCCAAAGTTTCGGGCGATACCTGCCCGGACGCCGCGCCCTCTACTATTTTAGGCGACATCATCTGCACCATATGGTCAATCGCGTGCCCGATAAGATTTTCTTTAGGATTAGGTTGCACCGGCTGGCCGTCCAGCATCATATTTAACTCAGCATCCGGCGTCATAATATCACCCACAGGCGACATTAACTCAGCGTTGAACGTCCAGCCGAACGCCTCTACCACGCGCTGCATGACCTCGGACACCTTGAACTTAAGCATCTCGGCATCCTTTGAATTCATGCGGAACGTCTCGTACTTCATCGCCAGTTCCAGCAGGACCATAAGCTGGTTACGCTGGACAACGTTGTCACCGAATGACGGATCCTCTTCAATCAGGAAGTCAAAGCCCTCGCCATCCGTCCAGATATCGTCGCGCGAGAATTTAGGATACATCGTCTTGCCGCCGGCGTCCATATCCTGGGCAACCATAGGCTCAAACATGAACTGCATACACATGTCATACATGGCCTGACACTGGCTGACGTCGTTCGCCAACTGCGCACGCCGCATGACGGCGAACCGCTTGGCGAGCTGGTTTTGAATCTCAATAAGCCCGGTGGCCGTCTCGTGATACTGCTTCGTGCCCTCAACGCCAGGCGATAAATCGGCCACGCTTATAACGCGCTCTAGGAGCCCTTTCATGTTGGACTCATGCGCGATCATGTCGTTTGTGGGATTCTGCTGCTGGATAGCCGCGATGGCATTATGGACGTTTGGCGACACGCCCGGATCAATGCGCACACGCGTCCCTCCCGGTTTAGGCTTCCAGTCGTCAGGGAACGGAACGGAATCGGTGTGATATGCAAGCATGCCACCGATTACGCGCGTCCAGGAGCGCATGCACATCCGATGGATATCATTCAACCCTAAAAACAAATCCTCTGTAGGCTCGATGGCACCAAGGCCATAAAGGTTTTCGGGATCCGGCGTGTAGCAGCGCAAGCGAAACGGTATACGCGGCCTATGGAAAGGTTTCTCAATATAAAGGACAAGATACTTCCCGTTAGCGATAGTGAACCTGCGGCCCAGCTCATAAACATGCAGCAGGTGGACCTTATCCATGTCGGACTTAAGATCACCACGCGCGGCCTTAGTCGCCTGCGAATCACCGGTGCGAGCTCCCAAAACATCCGACACCTCGGCATGATAAGAACTGGTCTCGCTGAAATTGGGAGTTATGGATCCCGGCTCGTGCTTGCGGTAATCATTATCAATCTCGGACAAATCGTAAACGTTCTTTACCTGCTTGTTGGCGTCCTTGTATTTCTGCGAGCGCAGGTCGTCAAGCGCGACACATTCCTCTTCCTCGCACAACCAATGCATATCATCCACGCGCTTAATACCGGGCTCCGGCCACACCAAGAACACTGACGGATAACGCACACGATAGCCAATGGACTTGGCGTAAAGTTTCGCAACCTCTACGAGCTTTTTATACTCAACCTTAAGCGGCATTGGCATGAGTTTACCCAGCACGTCCACGATCTTAGTCACCATCTCCGTCACCATCGTGTTCTTCCACTCGGTGCCCTCGATATACTCGGACGCCCACTCGTCCTTCTCCCAAGCATTACCGGCCACAACCTCCTGGCGCTTGGAATCGGTAAAGTCGAGCTGATAGCGCGACGTGGAACGATAGGTTTTTATGAGCGCGTAGAAATTGCGGGCAGCCTTTGCAAAGCGCAAAGACCGGGCTTGCGGCTTAATAGCCATCTTCTGCAATACCGGCTCAGTTAATCGCGCGACGATATCCTCCACCATGCCATAGGCATAGGGAATGAACATGTTATCTTCGTCGGGATCGTCAACGGCATCGGCCAAGGCGCGATAGATTTTATAACAGCGCACCCATATCTCGTGTTTAGGGGAAAAGAATTCTTTGGAAAGATTATATCGATTCTTAGCCAAGTCCACTAACTCTTGGCGCTTACGCGGATCTGTGGGAAGTTCGGCGTTCAATTTTTTATCTCCGGCTTCATATCAAGATTATATGACACGCGATTGTTATTTGTCAAGCCCTTCCAATCTTTTTATTACGCAGCGCCTGATCTTTTAGCTTGGCCATGCCGCGCATGATGTCCGGAGCTATCAGCCCCGGTAACGACTTATCTCCCCACTGCTCATGTTTACGCGGACAGTTATGCCGGCGCTTAAGCACACCAAACACCGCGGCTTCACGCTGATCAACTGTTTGATTGATAGCACCAGGCATGTGGATGTGCCCGGCAATCTTGCCGCCGCAATGCCGGCACTGCGCGATGTATGCCAGGTCGTTCGCAAAATGCTCTATCTTCGCCAGGAACTCTACATCCGTGGGGAAGATTAACTCTGCCTTGGGATTGATTATCGGTTTAGACATTTACACTCCTCGGTAGCCAGGCTTCCCGTAAGAGGACGCCCGCTGAACTTTTTCTGCCTTGGGTAATTCTATGAATTTTACGCGTGCCAATGCAAGATACCGCTTGAGGTCAGGGAAGTCCTTGTGTAATAGCTCCGGCTTCTCCGACACGCCCTTCTTCTCGTTACGATTCTCTGCCCAGCCGTAGCGCGTCATGCCGTAGATATGGTTTTTACAATGCGCGAGGTCGTAATACTTGGGACGCACGCCCTTGGAGATATCGCCCAGCAGCGCCTTCACCGACACATGCCCGCCCTCTAGTGAGTCCGGCGGATCCTGAAAGTTAAGGGAATACCCCAGTTTAGTGCCCTCGGCGCTTAACTCCTGTTTTATTGTGGTGTTGGAGAGAAAGCATGGAGTATTCCCAAAATTTGGATCGATGAGCCGCCGCACTCCGCGTCCTGCGTCCTTAACACCCAGGGCTCGCTCGGTCTCCATGATCATGCGGGCATAGTCCTTGGGCACGTAAGAGCAGTCCTTTAATTTGTGGAACGGCGCCCAGGAATCGTCCGGCCATTCCGCGATAGTATAAACGTCGCCATTACGAAACGCCGCATACCAGCCGATAGCGAACGGCTTTCTATCATGAGGATCTACAACATTCCAAAGCGTCCAGCCGGCGCCGGGCCCGCGCTCCCACTCGTCCATGTGATACGGATGGATATCAACCGGGCAATGGCCCGACTCCTCGGCGCGATAAGTTTTATAGATGCGTCCGGACAAATGCAGGTACGCGCCGCCCTTACGCGCAGCACGCTCCGCCTCGTCGCAATCCTTAAACATGGCCTCAATGGACGCATGCGGCAGGTGGCCGCGCACGCCATGCTCGATACATGCGTCCTCGGTGTCGGCCGTAGTCACAAACACGTCGTCCCCCAAGCGCTCCGGGATTTCAAGCTCGTCAGCCATCCACGCGGCGTCCTCAAGCGGCGTAAGGACAAACACCATGAGTCCGCCGAACCGTAGGCGCGTCTTCATCGCGCCGAACAACTTACGCGACGGCGGCTCGTCCGCGATCTGCCAATCCAGCGTCACCGACTCGGCCTGCTCCACGTCCTGGTCGAACGTGAAGAAGTCCATGATTGACCGATTACGCATGGTTATCTTTTTATTAAATGTGGTGCCTTCTTTGTTGGGAGTATAAGACCCGGCGGGATACCATTTCTTGACCTCATCGTCCCATGTATTCTTGGCAGCATTAGCGGTAGTGTATACACGTCCTCGGTTCGGACGCTTGAATTGCTTTAAATATGGTATGGAATCAAACCAAGGGTTCGGCTTACCGCGCATCAGATACGCGGCCAGGTTACACGCGAGCGCAGACTTACCGAAGCTGTTGCCGGCACGCAGGATCAGGATGATGATCCCGTTGTGTCCCGGCTTGAAACGCTTAAGGTGCCCCAGGAACTGCTCCGCCCTGCCATTGGGCACGTAGTAACGGCAGCGCTCAGATGCCACGCGCCGTTGACGTTCACGCCATGCACGCTGTGCGTCGGTTGGGTCCGATGGTTCAATGTTTTCGGGAAGTTCTGGCATTTTCGGCGGGCGACGTTGCCCCAGGTGAGGCTTTCACGTCGGCGGTGGGGTCATTACACGGAAATAATTGCCTGATCGCGCGGTTAAAATCTTCCTCGGTCAATGGACCAGCGGCCTCTTGACTGTTTACCCATTTCATTAATGAAGCCTTACCATTTTTGCGCGACAGTTTAAAAAATGTCATAGTTTTTTTTCCAAACCCAGGAAGTCCGCCGGCTTCTTCTTCCCGGCGATTATCTGATCAAGCTCGTCATCGGTCAAATCACGGAACGTGCCCTGCTCGCCAACCTCGTGCTGCTGTAACGTGCTAAACTCGCGCTTACGCTTGCGCTCTAGATACCATCGTGCCGTGTCTTTATCTCCCTCAACAATGCCTTTTATTATCGTGTTACGCGCCGAGAGAAACGGCTTAAGCTTTAAAGCCTCTTTCTCTTCGGCTATTGCAGGATTGCGAGAAAGATACTCAGAAAGAGCAGATGGGGAAATTCCGGCGAGCGCCGCTGCCTCCGCGTCCGGGCAGTCAAGCGACCACGCTTGTCTCAATAACAAAAGTACGGACGCCTCCGGTTTGCCATTAAAAAGCTTACGGCCAGCGTTCGGGTTCGGTTTACCAGGAGCGCCCATTATAGCTTCACCGCCTTCTTCCCGGTAGCGTTCTCCCATCGTTTTATGATGACGTCCACGAACACCGGCGATAGCTCCATCAGGTACGCCACGCGCCCGATATGCTCGGCCGCGATCAGCGTGCTACCACTCCCGCCAAACAGGTCCAGCACGATATCCCCGCGCTTGGAGCTGTTGTTAAGCGCCCGGGTTATCAACTCCACCGGCTTCATGGTCGGGTGCTCTTTACTGGACGTCGGCCGGTTGAAATACCACACGCTACTCTTATCCCCAGTGAATGCCTCCAACACTTTCACGTCTTTGCACTCAAACGAAACGTGGTTCTCCTCGGTCGATACCGTGACATGAAAGCCCTTTTTCTCGATTAACGGTACAACCTGCAAGCAGGGAAAATTTTCAATGACGGTCGTGCCCTTGCGGTCGCCATACCAGCGGTGCGACGCGCCCGGCTTCCAGCCGTAGAGGATGGGCTCGTGTCGCCAATGGTAGTCCTGCCGGCCGATCACCAGGCTGTTCTTAACCCAAATTATACACTCCTTCTGCTCCAGGCCGGCGTTAACCATCGCCTTCTGGAAATTGAAGCGCTCGTTGTCGCCGTGGCACACGTAGATGCCGGCACCAGGCGCCATAGCCGAGCACATGTTCTTAAATGCCGACAACAGGAACAGGTAAAAATCATCACCGGACATCGAGTCGTTGAGGATTTCGTTCCGCATTTTACGCCGACCGGTATAATTTACATTATACGGCGGATCCGTGAACACGCACTCCGCCGGCTTCCCGCCCATGAGCCGCTTCACGTCCTCGGCTTTACAGGAATCACCACAAAGCAAACGATGGCTACCCAGGGCGTATAAATCGCCCAACTTACTGACCGCTTTGTCAGGTATCGGCGGCACATCGTTTAAATCATCAGGGCCCAGGCCCTCAAACGGCATCTTCGAGAGCTCAGCATCCGTGAACCCCACGTCTTTGAGCATTTCGATATCAAAATCAGACGCCAGGATACCCAGGTCCCACTCGCCGGTATTTTTATTGCTGCGGAGATTGTACTCCTTAAGCTCCCCCACCGATAGTTTACGGTTCGGCACCCGGACGTCCACCACCTCGTCCCCGCGGCCAAGCGCTTTCATCATCGCCAGGCGCTGGTGCCCAGCCACGATCACGCCGTCCGTGTTTATGGCCGGGATTTCAACCAGGTTAAAGCGTTCAAGAGATTTTGTGAGCTGCGCAGGCTGCGCCTCCGTAAGCCGCCGCGGGTTTTTATCATAAGGGATAAGCGCTGACACTTTCCGGCGCTCGGTTTTCCAGGACAGTGATACCATGACCATAGTTTACTTTGTCCCTCGCGCTTTGTCAATAGCCACTGTGCCCTTACCCAACGCCGGTATTATCGAATATCCCGCCATTGATAGTGCGTTTAAATCACGCTGGATTGTGCGTATACTGACGCCATAATCCCGCGACAACTGCGCTACCGTTAAAACTGCCCCGCAGGAAAGCCTGCGATAGGTTGTCAAGCACCTTGTGAATCGCTTTGTGAAGTCTCCGGTCATTTTGTCCCCCTTCGCGCTTTGTCAAGCAGCGGATGTTTTACAAACCGCAACACCCCATGTTTGGTTTTTATGCGCCCCAATTTCTTGACCCCGCGCTTTATGGCCTCAAAAGAAACCTTCATGTTCGGACCGGTCACCGGACTGGCGCATGGGCCTGACATTCTCCCTCCACCCGCCCGGTACGCCACCCCAAGCGCGTCCGTGTAGCGCAGCCGGCCCCCACGCTTGAACGCAGGCTCTAGCGCCGCCTGCCCACCCCCTGACCGCTTCCACCCCACCGCCAGCCCATCCTGCCACCCATGCGCGTACCCATCCAGAAACACCACCCGATCGTGCCCTTTGTATTTTGCCATAACTTTCTCCTTATCATTATCATTATATACACGTATTAATTATACTGAATTCCCCTGAGTCCCCGATTTTTTGGAAACCCCCCCGCTATATATAGTATATATCCTTTTTTACCCTTTAACATACACATCCTGTAACACAGGGACTTGGGGACCTAGGGATTCTCATTGGTAAAAATCCGTCCCTAATGGTCCCCCGTCCCTGAATGTTATCCACAATCCCCTGTGGATAACTCCGTAAACCTGTGGATAACTCCGTCCGTCCCTCAGCCAGGGACCGTTCAGGGACGGACTCAGGGACCTAAAAAAGGTCATTGTTTACCCCAGTAGGCATGCGCTTCGTGATTAAGAACACCCGCGCGGTCTTATCCGCCACCTTACGCTGCGTATAAACGAACCCCCGGCGCTTAAGATCGCTCACAAAACTCCGTAAAGAAAGGAACTTATCTATATGATTGGCGCCGCAGAACTCCTTAAACCGGCCATAAATGCGAGCCACCGGCTCATAATTATCTGAGCTATACCCATCAAACGCGCTAGACCCATAGTCCGGCTTCTCAATCCCCTCATCCTGCAGGAACTGCTGCACGTAGTCGGCCTCGTCCTTACGTTCCTTGAGGTATTCTCGCATTTTGTCGGTCCGAGGCATGGCCTTGCCCTGTTCCTGCAGCCTAAACCAAGCCTGAGCGCCCTGTGCGCACCACAGCAACACAGCCTCGCTACCTGCCACCATCCTGCGCTTAAGGGACGTGTCCGGGTTATCCTTATGGCTATTCAGGAAGTGAAACGCCCGTAGCCTGTCCCACACGGCGTCATCCCCGGCGTCCACGTTAACCTCATGATTTGACGACACCCATATCTTAAACAGAGGGTTATAGCGGAATGAGTCCTTGAATTTGAACGCGCATTGTATGGGGTCATTACCGGTCAAATTCTTTATCCGGCCGGAGTCCAGGTAGGTGTCGCGCCCAGTCTCCGCGACCGTAACGTACCGGCAAAGCGATAGCCCGGCCAGCTCGAAGTTCTGGTTGTCGCTCTTGCTGGCGGAGCACAGCGTCCCAATGTTCACGGTGTTAGACAGCGGACCCATGAGATTCTGTATAGCGGTCATAAACGTGCCCTTACCGGACCGCGGCGGTCCGAACACGTAAAACATGGTCTCCGCGGTGGTATCCCCGGTTAACGAATACCCGGCCGCTATCTGCAGGAGCTCAAGCGCGCTGATAGACTCCGTGAAGTCGGCGGGATCCTCCCCCACGCAACTGGCCACAAAATCCACCCAGGGCAGCGACTCTGCGGCCGGATTCCAGTTCGTCTTAAGCTTGTAGTTAAACAGGAACTCCGGCGCGTGTGGCAATAATTCCAGCGTTTTCAGGTTCAGCACGCCGTTATTACAGTTCAATAAGTGCGGCTCCGCGTTAAAATCGGCCAAACGCCCCATCAACCGGTCCTTACAAATCGCCTTCACAGAGTCCAGGTTCGCGCGGCTGGCCTCAAACTTGGAGAGCGTGAACTTCATGCCGCCCTGCGTGATGGCTTGCTTACGTCGACGCAACACGTCCGTGATCCACTCGCTAAGGTATTTATCGGATAGATCCTTATCCCAAAACCCGTCGTGATATACCATCCAGCCAAGCTCCCGGGTGAACAGCACGTTCTTGCCATGCAGTGACTTAAACACCTGATAATGCCCCTCCTGGTCATGCGGCGTCGACAGGAAGATATTGTCGACAGACGGCTCGTAACGCGCAATAGAATTAGAGATCACGCGCACGTCCTTGTCGGGTAGAGGCGGAGAGCAACGTGTGGCGTTAAACTTCGACAGCGTGGTATATATCTCATCCGCGGCGACCCCGGCCGCGCGCATCTTCCCGGCCCGGCGAGTTAACTCGCCGTTCCTATTACCCTCAACGACCATCCCTGTGGCATCTTCGGCTGCCGGCGCGGTAGGCGCCTTCGGCTTCGCCAATAAATCCAGCAACCACTTCGGCGCCGGGTCCACGTCATAATCCTCCGGGCTGTGCACCCAGGTATAGGACTTGCCCTCGACAATGGACGGCGGCGCTATAACGTAGCCCCCATCTGCCCTGATGTCTAAATCCGGCAGGAACCCTATCCTGCAGCCAAGCCCGCCCTCCGGCATCTTAAAAAAGTAATGAGATCCACCGCTCCAGGTTCGCGCCTGTACGGTGTCCGGCAGCGGCCCATGCTTAGCCACCAGCGCAGCCAGGGACTCAGCCCCGACACCAGGCCGGCCGTCCTTCTTTGGCTTCACGTCCACGTCCAAGACAAAGACGCCGGACGGGGCGCCGGTGGCTATCGCGATGTTATCGCCGTGGAATTTCTGAAACACCTCGCCGGTTAAATCAGCGTCCTCGAAACCATTCGAGCCTTTAACCGGCACCTTCCCGCTGCAGGGGAACGTCGCCCAACCAAAATCAGAATAGTTCATCTTGCTCCTTGGAGTTCTTTGTATAAGACCCTGAACGCACGCTCGGCGGTGGCTGGCACAACCCCGTTTCCGCACATGCGGAGTTCGTCGGTTCGGTTTGTGCCCTTCTCCATCCATTCACGAATTTCGGCCAGTTCAGAATCACTGAGGCCGGTGTATCGGGACAGGTCCAGCCCAGCGGCAAGCCCATTAGCGTCTCTACCCAACGGGGATTGAGTTTCCCCGCCTGCGTCTGCAAGTTCTTCCCGCCCTGTCGGCCCTGTCGGCCCTGCGCTCCCGGACCCGTCATGCAGTTGCTGTGCGGGCTCGCCCAAGATTCTCCGCATCCCTTCGACGGAGCAACAGTCCCCGGACCCGTTGTCGGAGAAACAGACGGTGTATCTGTCATCTCCATCTTTTTGGCATTGTTCGCATGGCTCGACAGTATATCCCGCTTCCCGCAGTCTTTCGATGACACTATCCTTACTTGGTCCGTCAGTGATGTTGTTATCGGCTTTCCATTCAACGTCGGTTTCTTCCCCGGCTCCCACACCGCGTCTTTGCTCCCCGCGGACATTCCGCTTCTCGGCGTTGCCCACGACTCTCGGCGGCTCCCATCCGTATTGGCTGACTCCGGGGCGGGAAGGCCAGACTTGATTTGATTGCTCAATCCTTGTTGCTTGCTGTTCTGGCTTCTCCTGTCCGAACAGTCGGGAGTCAACCTGGTTGACTCCGCATAAACCGCCCTCGGCAACTGGTCTATCCTCCCCTCGGGGTTCCCATCTCGCGTGGTTGACATCCCCGGCGTGTCCTTCCAATCCCTGCTGTTGCTGCTGGGCCACAAGCGGTCCGCTTGTGGCAGGGTCACGCTGTGGAACGAACCGGGCTTCTGCTGACTGCTCTTTAGATTGTCCGTGTGTACGTCCGATACTGTTGCGGAGGGCCAGTTCTTCTGAACCGGAACATTCACCGCATCTCGCAACCTCGCCCCGTACCAAGGGCTGTTCGGATCGCTGTGATTGTGTTGACTCCTGAACGCCCCGTCCTTTAATTCCGTTTTGTAAGGCCCGCCAAGCGTGTCCATTACGGCGGTCGTAGGCCAGGATAAACACTCTTTTTCGTTGGTGAGGCGCGCCGACTTCAGACGCGCTGAATATTCCCCACGCCGCTGTATAATCATCTTCTTCCAAGTCGGCAAGGACTGTGGAGAGTCCAAGCGAAACGTGTCCTTCGACGTTTTCGAGCCAAACAGCTCCTGGTCTTGCACCTTGGATCCACTTTCGGCAGTAGGGCCAGAGGTGGCGTTCATCTTCGACCCCGAGTCTTTTACCGGCGTGGCTGAACCCCTGGCAAGGATAGGACGCAATAAAGAGGTCCACGAGTCCGTGAAACTCTGCAATTGGGAAGGTTTTACAATCCGTCCAGACAGGAACCGCGTCCATGAGTCCCGCTTCCATTTTGCTGACCATGTTCGCAACGACGAAGGCGTCCCTCTCACACTTAGCGATTTCGCGCAGACCTGGGATTGCTCGTTTAAGTCCGAGAGCGTTTCCACCGTAACCGTAGAACCACTCAACACAAGTGACTTCGGGATAATCCACATAAACCTCCTAAAAATTTAAAGCGCGGGCCGGGCTTGATACCGGCTTCTATCAAGGCGGGGAACATCGCCCCACTCTTCCCCAGGAACGTTCAAAGGTCGGTGGGATTAAGACAGTTTCTCGTTGACTCTAGCCGGTCCTTCCCGGCCGCCGCGCAATATTTTACAGATCTTCCAGCTTCGTTATAAGCACCTGAATTTCTTCAGACTTCCGCACGATCTCTGCCGCCTGATCTTTTATGATACCCATCATCCCGGCCGGCGGAGAACAGGGGACATTGTTTTCTGCCCCCTGTAATTTTCCCGGTATTGAGCCGAACAACTTCTCGCGGTGTTTGGCCAACCGAGATATGGCATTATTGAGATTATCCATTATTTGATGGTTTCTCTGTTGAATGTTTTCCAACTCCCCGATTTTACATGCTTCCATTTATCCTCCTTGAATTTTAAAACCCCCGGCGCCCATAACGCCGGGGTCTTGTACTTTAGAGTACCTCTCCTTCGTCAACATGCGTCTTAAGAGTATCCCTCCTTACGCCAAACTGGTTAAAATACGACTCGCCCATCTTAAACATCTCAGCGTCGCAATCACCATTCGGATCCACCTTTAGGACGAAATACGAACCCTGATCGTTCGTCATGGGCAATATAGACAATTTATACTGCCTGCTGAACATCGCCCCTCCGCGCAGTTTCGCCAGGGAGAGTAAGTTCTTCCCCGCTTTATAACTGGTCTTTCCGAATGACAGTATCAGCGGCATAGCGCTGTCCTTGAACAAGCTGAAAAAATTCAGCGTTGTTATAGCAATAGGCGTCTCGCCACCAGGCCCGAACTGGCATTCAGCGAATACGCGCGGATCATTCCCATCCCTGGTCCTCCAGATAAGTGCGCCAGGCGCAAATTCAGGAAGGAACCCACGGTCTGACTTCTTGCGCGGATTAAATCGCAAATATTCCTTGTAATAGAATATCGGCACAAACACCTTCGATATCTCCTCCTTTGTGAGGCTATTAATGATCATGCCACCGCGTAACGTGACATTGTCCGGATTATGCATCTCGTCACTTGTCGGCTGAATAAGTTTCGCACGCGGAATTATGAGGTCGGACTGGTCAACCTCATCCTCAAACCCGCGTCGATCGTTATTAAGCGCCGGCAACCCTGCCGACTGTACAGGTGACAATGCCTTCTCTTCACTTATCGACGCGTCCTGCGGCATCGACGGCCCGGTTGGTTCCTTCAACTTATTAACTTGCTGTTTTATCGCCATATGTCTTATCTCCTTATTTCTGCTTTTTAATTTCCAGCTTAGAGCTGGATTTGATGCGGCAGACCATCTGCTCTCCGCCGATGCACTGCCGCACGATGCACACCGTGATATCGGACGCCTTCATCTCGGACTCTATCTTGTCCAAGGCTGTGGCCATCCGATCTTTTGCCTTTAGTACCTCCTCCTTGCGATCGAAATACTCGTCCGCGGCATCCTGCACCGCCGGCGGCGTGGTGGCCCGTAACTGTGAGCCGTCCAGCCCCTTCAGGACCTGCTTGGCCGGGCCCAGGCCCAGCGGCATCACAAGATTCCCGCCGACCATGTGCCCGCCGCGGGCTGTTATGTCCTCCGCCAACTTTGACAGCCGCGCGGTGCGCTGCGACGGCGTCTCCTTCGCCTTGTCCAGTAGTTTCTCGTTCTTTTTGGACTCGGCGTTGTATACTTTCTGTGCTTTGTTCTTCGGTTTCGTCATAGCCTCTCCTTTAATACATCCTGACCGTCTGCTTAAGGTAGTACGACACCATGTCCGGCGGCGCCTTACCCGCGTCAATTACCTCACCGACGTAACTCGACAGCGCAGCCGGCGCGATGGTCTCATTTATGAGATCGTGTCTGCCCGTATTTATTAGGTGTGACTTAAGCGCCGGAATATTCTCGATTTTGCACGAAGCAAAGACCCGCGGCTTCATCATCTTCGCATAGCCCACACCATCATATGTGGCCGTCTCGTTAGCCTCCTTTGCGATCAAGAACTCCACCATAGCGGTCTCCGCCTTGTCATAAACTGCCTGCGCGTCCGCCAGGGCGCTCTTTATGTCGTCCCGGCGCTCCAGCGCAAGTTTGTATTCCACAAGCAGTTCTCGTTCACTCTTTGCCATTATGCCTCCTTTAAAAAAGTAGACTCCCGGCTGCTTATCTTGTCCAGAGATACGCGGAGATCCGGGAGTCTAAAATAAAAATCCGCGCATTCTCTGGACAAGATAATTATACCATAAACATCTTATTACTACCACTACTTAACCGGCAAGTCCACCTGGACTTTATTCCCGCATGCACAGATAACTGTTATCTGCCCCTGAGCGCACGACCAATACTTACCTAGGAACGGCGCTTTTTTACCTTTGACAACACTCTTATCAAAGTAAAGCTTTCCATCATCCGTACACCCCAACTCCGCAGAACACGATCCGCACCGCAGTATTACGCCTTTACTTTTCACAGCTCCTCCTTTTCTCTTTTCGTGCATTAGATGCTGAATCCACCCTAAAACAAACCGCATGTCGTCATAGTTGAGGTCGTCTATATACGCACACGCGGCCCCTACGTCCCAGGACGATTGCTCGTCTTTCTTAAGACCACCTACCTCCCCGGCGTCCGGTAACATGCGGGCATGTGCAATCGGGCAACAATCCCTAAACTTGTCGCATTTCTCCCAAAACGCGCACTCCACTCCACACTTGTTATTGACCGGTAGTTCTATAATGAATCTAGACATTTTTCTCCTTGGTTTTGAATATATCTCTCCATCCAAAATCTTTCCAGAAGCATCCCAAGCAAAGGTCGCAAGTAGGCCATGAACAATTACGGCAATCAGGATTACGCCGTTCTAACTCGGCAATGAGTTCTGCCGTGGAGTAACAATTTGACAGAGCGAATGGCGACGGATCATAGCAGTTTAAATATTTACCACGTACTTCGCATTTCTTGTTATTCATAAATCCCTCCCCTCTGTTGCAAACTTAAGTTTGCTTATCACGTCCCTAACCTGCCGTATATCGTAGCACACCGCCGTAATCCCGCCCGCGTCCCGGACCCGCCCCATGACCACCAGCTGGAGCTTTGACGCCGTGTTCCGTCCGACCTTAAGCTCGATAGCCGCGAACCGCCCCTGCCACAGGATGAGCATATCCGGGATCCCGCTGTTCCAACGATCGCTCGGATGATACACCCATGCGCCCGGCAACTCCCGCCTCACCATCTTCACGGCCGCGCATTTAAACGTAGTCTCGCTCATGGCCAACACTCCCCCTCGTAAATATTTCCCATAATTATAAGCCCCTGGAAAAGAGAGAGCATCGTGTCCCCAAGACAGAATTCAGCGTTTCTAAACACCACCGTGGCCCTAGTCAACATCGGCCGCCGCCCATCATCTTCCCGATGGCGGATATTCTCACCAATGCACACATCGCCCTCGTAGATATCGCGTCCGTTTCTGTCCTTTAGCCCGGTGAACTGCATGACGTGCTGAGTCTTTGTCCTTAAAACTTCACCAAAAGACTCAGCATAGCCGGTGTCATATGCAGCCTGAACGTTAGGAAGCATTTGTTTTATATCTTCATCCCACGCCCTGAATTTAATCTCTCTCATAGTTCCTCCCCCTGTACCAACTCATAGTAGACATCTTGCAGCGACTTCTTGCGCCGGAGCACGTCCAAGCACATGCCGTCGATGCTGTTCTCGGCCACCAGGTAGATGTAAAGCCCCTTCATGGTCTGCCCGATGCGGTCCGTGCGCTTGCGGGCCTGCTCGTGCGCCTCGTAGCTGTAGTCCAGGCTAAAGAACACGTGCGACCACGCATTGACGAACGTAAGCCCATGCGCGGCAGACCGTGGATGCGCCACCAGGTACTGCGCCCTACCCTCCTGGAAGTCCTTTATGGACACGTCCCGGTCCGGCGTGCCCTGATACAGCGTCGTATAGGTCTTACCATCCTCGGCCAGCATCTTCGTGATCGCGTCCACTTCCTCGTGGAACTGCACCCATATGATGACCTGCTGCGTGCCCAATTCCTCGAGCGCGTCGCCCAACTCCCGCATTTTAGACGACCGTCCTGGACGATGCGCGTCGTGTTTCTCATCATAGGCGAACCCGGACGTAAGCTGCCGGAGTTTCATAAGTTTGGCCAGCGCTACCTCCGCCGTTACCTGCGCTACTACTTCCTGCCCGCCCACTACGCGCCCGGTCTTTATCTCGGCCACCAGGTGACGCTTCATCTCATTATAGGCCCTACGCTCGTTCGGATTAAGCCGGATAAGCCGAACCTCATCCACCGTATCCGGCAGATCCAGAGCGTCCTTAGCCTTCATCCAATGCGTAAACGGTGACATACGATCGATAAGCTCCGCTCGGCTGGCATCCGTAATCTGATACTTCCAGCCCTTCTGAAACACCTCGGCCATCATGCCGCGCGTCATAACCCGGCCACGCATCTCAAGCACTTGGCCATTGCGTCCAAGGTAGAAGTAATTATTGCGAAACGCGTAGAACGAATCCGAATAGCAATCTGGCTGGATAAACTTGGCCTGTGCCCAAAATTCAGTCTCCACATTTGGAGCCGGAGTACCAGACGCGATCACGCGGTGCTTGGCCCACGGAGCCAGTTGCAGGAGCGCCTTAGTGGTCATGGACTTCGGGTTCTTCATCCGGCTGGACTCATCCACCACCAGCATCCACGATCCCGCGGCCAGCAGGCCATGAATCTCTTTAAACCGGCTTTTAACGATGAGCGACTCATAGTTTATGCCGACCACGTCCGCGTCCAAGATACACCCCGGACGGCCACGGCCCACGTTCTTGACCTCGGAGTAAGGCAGATACTTAAAGCTCGTGAACTTCTTGGTGTCCTCGCCCCAGGCCGCGTTAATAAGCGACAATGGACAGACCACCAGCATACGGAGCCCCGAATCCTGTTGGCGGTAATGTTTGAATATCTCTAGCGCGGTCAACGTTTTTCCCAGGCCAGGCTCATGGAACAATGCAATCTTACCTCCGTTCTTGATGGCGAACGCGATGGCGTCGCTTTGGTGCTTGTATAAAGTGATCACTGTTTATCCTCCGCCCATTCAAACTTGTGAATTTTATTTATATGCTTATGTGCCTGTTCCATCAGAACGGCCAAAGGCCCCCGACCAGTATCCAGGGAGTTTATAATACCTGAAACATCACGCACGAATATCCCGCCTTTTTTCTGCCGGCGCGATCGATACACACGGTAGCGCGTCTTATGCCCGCATTCGTAGCAGGTCTCCGTCTCGTAGTGATACTTCCGGCGGCGTGTCATAGTTTACCGCATCTTTTAAATCTGCGTAAATCAGCCTCTGATTCGAGTTGATCTTTGCATTTTAAACTTCCACGCCTATATAATTCTTGGCGCAATTCCTTGATGGAATATTTTGACAACACAAACGCACGTCTTTCTTTATATGTTTTCATTTCACGCTCCTGTTTATCTTCTTAAGAATCTCTGCCCCTGACATCATCACCTCATGCATATGCACCAGCACCGACTCCACGCATTTAATCTGTTCCGGTGACATATACTTAAAATTACGTCCGTATTCCTTCTTTTCAAAAGTCAACCAATCATAGGCCGACCGCAGATCACAACTGCTCGTTCTTTTTATTGCAGGCATTATTCCTCCTATTAAAACCACCACTTTTTTGCTTTGAACACGACATTGACACTGTCTTCGGGCTTTAAATAGCCCCTGTCTTCCAACGCAGACATTAAACACGCTATCGTTTTTATAGCCGTTTTTAGTTTCTTCTCTAAACTTTCCAGCTTTCCGTCCTCCATGTCGATTTCGGAAAGCTCCTTGTTTATGGACGCTGCCCTGGCCATGTTTATCTCCATAATCATGTCCTCCTCGTCTGAACTTTGTAGTTTCTGCACCAAAACAACCAATTCTGCACCCAAGCCGTAGCCGCCCTACCCGCGGCGACCGGATCCCCGGACAACACCGCCGCGTCCACGCGGTCATGCAGGCCATCAAGCTGCCGGATAGCCATAGGGTTCTTCTCCGCGAGCCAGGCACGCTCTCCGCCGGTATATTCAGCGCCGATAGCGTCCAGCGATTGACGGATTAGTTGATTCATATATTAATTTTGGCCGGCATCCGGGTTTTTTAGGCCCGCGCCACACGTTTGAAAGACCTTTACCCTCCCCCGTTTCCAGGTAGGTGTCGTCTGACTTATTCCGTACTCGATGGAACCAAAAATCGGCCAGACAACGCGCGGCCCTGGAAGGTTGCGCATTGCCGGCTCAAAACTTTGATGGATTTCCAGGGCCATATAGATATACTGACAAATTGTCTTACAGCGTGTCAACTACTATCTTCCGATCCACACCCCACAGCAAAATCCGACCATGAACATCGCCTCCAGAAATACAACGATCCAGCCCAGCGGAGTAAGCGCCCATCTAGACACCCAAGTCCTGACATCTATGCGTAGAATATTCTTCATATTCTCCTCCTAGATTAGTGGGGTTACCAATACTTAACTATAAAGTGATACACGATAAATACCATGCCAAATATCCCAAGAATAATACCTACGACTTCTACCTCACTCAACCAGTCTTTTCCTTCGTTCATAATCCTCCCATATTCAACTATTCCAAATCTGGCCGCGTCCGGTTATCTTCCTAACCAATGCGTATCAAATAAAATATCTGACGCTAAAAATCCAATAAAAACGAGTAAAGCAATAGTCATCACTATCATTATAGTAAACATAATAGTGTCTTGTGTACTATTAGCCTCTTCTACATACTCATGCCCGCATTTTTTGCAAACCTCTATTTTCTGATCTGCCACTTGACACTTGGGGCAAATCTGATGACTGTGTCCTACAGGTACTATTATTATTTGGTTCATTTATTCTCCATGAGTCTAAACAACTCTTTCTCTACGGCGGGTAAACCTTTTTCATAGTAAGCACTAAACATTACGTTTGAAATCTCTTTTGATGTCATTGGAGATTCATTTATACCCCATTTTATTTTGTTACGCATAGCCTCGCAAAACTTTTTACTAAAAAGGTCTTGCAGTTCATAGGCAGGAGTATTCCAATACATATACTCAAAATTATCAGAATAAAAACAATCCTGATCCATAGGCTTTGGAGCACTCTCACCCAAAAACTCCTTCAACTTTTTAGCACACTCGTATGATATTGTGGTCATTGGTGTATCTCCTTGTAATAGCCCCACTTGGTAGAAAGTTCCGCATATTTCTTTATGGCCTTTTTTATGGTGATAAATCTTTTATCTGCACATTCCAAGGCGAACACATGGAGTAACATTTGGCAGACCAAGTTGAAATCCACTTTTATACCTTTAAGTGCCCCACACCACATAGGGATATTAGTGTAGTCCAGGTTAGCCCTCAACAGGTCAGCCCTCAACAGGTCAGCCCTCGACAGGTCAGCCCACGACAGGTTAGCCCTCGACAGGTCAGCCCCCGACAGGTCAGCCCCCGACAGGTTAGCCTCCGACAGGTTAGCCCTCGACAGGTCAGCCCCCGACAGGTTAGCCCTCGATAGGTCAGCCCCTGACAGGTCGGCCCTCGACA